GCTACTATTTTTCTGAGTAGGTCACTCTCCTTCATAGAAAAATTTGATATATCCTTATCTAAGGTAAGCTCCATTATGTCCTCTTGCTCAACAGCTAACATATTGTTTTTAAGTAAATACTTAGATATAACATCCTTCTCTATTTGTGTGAGATTGTACTCATCCATCTTATCAATAGCTTGTTGAGGAAAGTTTTTATATCTCACATACTTGTCTATTGGCAACTCGCCATCCTCTGTTGCCATAAGTCTCATTACTGAGTTCGCAACCGCTAGTTCTTTCAGTGTTTTTGGTTGTATTTTTTTAATTCCTTGTCCACCTACGTCAGTATCAAATTGGAATACAGAGTTTATTTCTCCTAAGCTTAAATGTTCCCACATTCCCTCTGAGGTATAATCTAGAACATCTGGATGTAAATATTCATTATAAGTGTCTCTTATAGAACCTTTACACTCTATAACATTATCTTCTATTAGTAAATCTATAGCTATATGTATCTTATCCAGTGCTTCTATTGTTAATATATCTACCTTAAGACCACCTTGCTTATCTGAGTCATCCATATTCCAAGCTGTTACAAGTTGACCGTTTGGAGCTTTCATAGCTGAATTGTATTCTATAAAATTATCGTCAAAAATATAAAAACCAGAGGCATGAATACTTCTACCACATATTACCCCTTCTATTTTTAAGGCAGTTTCTATTAGGTTTGGGAATTGTTGGGCTTTTTCTAAGAACCCACTAACTGGCTCTCTACCTTTTTCTTCATTTCCATACCAACAATCCGATAAAGACCATTGCTGACCACGCTCAAACTTAACGTAATCTGCTAACTCTTGAACTTCGTCATGACCTATACCAAGACCTCTACCAGACGTGAGTAGTGAAGACCTAGAACCCTCTGTTTTAAATGTTACTATGTTTAGACATCTATCCCAACCAAAAAAATCTTTTAGTAAATCAAATATTAGTTGTCTTTTTGAAGCCTCTGAGTCTAAGTCTATGTCTGCCAGTGATACTTTAGAGTTATGTACATGTCGCCACCAAGGTAAATCGTGCTCTATAGGATTCAACTGTGATATTTCTAATAGGTAGCAAATATAAAAACCTGTAACCGACCCACGTGCTACACCTACATAGCTTACAGTCCAGATTATATCAACTATCTTATCAACCAAGTTATAATAAGATGACATATTAGTTCCTAGATTTTTACTTATTTTTAATAGTTGTTCAAACTCTACATCTATTCTCGATAGATTTTCATCGTTAAATTCTTGTCCTTTTTTCTTAAAGCCTTTTTCTACGCCATAGGCTAAGTATCTATTTTCACTATATTTACTCAAGCTCATTTCTTTAATAAACTCATATTTGTCATAGTATTGTGCGAATGTACCTTCGAGTTCAAATTCTGGGAGTTCCATTTTTGGTACTATTATATCTTTGAACAGATTAATAGTTTCACATTTTGAGTGTATTTCCATAGTAGAGTCAAAACCAGAGACGATATCTTCGAGGGACATATATGGCATCCATTCAATCATATTTTCTGGAGTTTTCATAAATGTACTATTATAAAACAACTCTGTCTCTCTTTCACCATCACGACTTTTTAGGTAAGCTGAGTGAAGCTCTTTCTCGGACTCTTTTAGGTAATGTACATCATTCGTTATAGTATACTTTATTTTATAAGCTTTAGATATGTTGAGTGCTATTTTATTGTATTCAATTTGCTCCTCTGATTTTCCAGCTTGTAGCTCTATATAAAAATCCTCTCCAAATATTCCTAAACAAAAGCTTATGAATTCATCTATATCACTCTTAGCTGACTGACTTCCAGTTTCTATGAACTCTAAGATAGAAGCACCTAAGAAACTTCCAATACATGCAGTAGAGGCAATTAGATGTCCTTTATCCTCTCCAACAATATCAATTATGTCTTGATATGTTGTTATTGTTCTTTCTAATCCTCTATCGTGAAAACTATTCTTCCAAGCCTCAGTACTAAGTTTCTTTAGTTGTTTATATCCTACTTCATCTTTTGCTATAAGTAGGAAGTGATAATATTTCTTTTGTGGTTCTCTAGTGTTATTTAAGTAAATCTCATTCCCTAGCATTACTTTGAAGTCTCTACTTTTATCATATTCCTTACCTAAAATTATTTCACTGTGTGTTTCTAATGCCTTTATATGACTACTTAAAGCTTCGTGGTCAGTAATAGCTATACCATTCAAACCAACGTCATAAGCATGTTGTATTAAGTCTTCTGTTTTTATGTTTGAGTCTATCATTCTAAGATTGCTTAAATGAGTATGTGCATGTAACTCTGAGAAAGGGTAATTGTGGAATTTGGATAATAGTTCAGATATTTGTTCTGATGTTAAATTTTGCTCTCTTAATGTCATAGTTGCTCCCTTCTAGAACCAAAAATCGTCCTTCTCTTTATTGTAGCACATTAATTCTAAATCGTCAATGAATATTTGATAATTAGTAGTTCCTTTGTAAGTATTCAAATTAGCCGTACCTATAATCGTTATTTTGAAGTCTTTAATCCTACTCATTTCTTTAAACGTACGTTCTACATTTTTAAACATAATGCCTATTACTTTATCGTTAATATTGAATTTTAACATCGTATACGCTTGATTCACAGTTATATCTTTAATATTAAGTTTTATATCCTTGATTAGTATCAGAGGTTCACTAAAACCATGACCATAGTCATCTTTTAACTCACTTATTTTACAAATTATTGCGGGACTAAGTCGTTTCCTATTCATATCAAAATCTACAATATGTTCTATTTTTCCAGCATATTCAGATAGTGATTCATTCATAAAATTAAAAAATTCCATCGCCTTGTCTTTATTATTAAAACCTATACCAAAAGCTGATTCATGACCACCTATATTGTTCATAGCTGTACTTTTTTGACAGTATGACTTTAACTCTTCTATAGGAAATTTCTCATAGTTTCTACCACTTCCACCTAGACTACCATCTTTGTTTGTAGCTAATATGAAACATGGCTTTTTAAAATCGTTCGCCAATTGACCAGCTATGAGACCAGAGAAGTTTCTGTGTTCATAATTATCTAAAATATAATATGTAATGGCATTTTCTGACTGTTCTTTTATTGAACTAATGAAGTCCTCTATTAACTTATCTCTAATGTCGTCTTGTCTTTCTTTTACTTGGACTAACTCTCTAAGTATAATTGTTGAAATAGGTATCTTCTTTTTTACTATACTATTTTTAGTTTGTAGGTATTCAGACTCATCTTTTATAAAAGCTGAAAACATTTTTCTTTTTTCTATGTCAGTTCCTACTCTAGTGACCGCATTTATCAAAGGTGCTAAATAGTAGCTTATAGCTGAAATACTTAAGGTATCGACCTTCTCAAATATATCTAAAAAGCTCTTTATTAGATTACTTTTAGATTCCTTAATTCCATTTTTTATTAGGAATCTAGTTTCCTTTGGTCTCGTATCCATCATATCACCCACTAAACCGAGAGCTACGTAATCAGCAAGACCCTCAGCGTAGTTGCATTTAGACTTCATGTCAATAGCTTGACAGAACTTATATGTCACACCAGCTCCAGAAATTGCTTTGTTAGGATAATCATCTAACTGTGGATTTACAATTATTGCTGTCGTTTCTTGTTCGACTGTCGTATGATGGTCTAAAACTATTACTGTAATTCCACTGTCGTCTAGTATCTTATGTTGTTCAAAGTCACTACTACCAGCGTCTGGTACTATAAGGACATCAAAGTTATACTCTTCTAGTTCTGACAGTATGATTCCATGTTGTTTACCAGAATGTATGCTCCACGTCACTTTATTTATATCATAACCTTTAGTTAAATATCTATACAATATAGCAGAACTAGTATATCCATCTATATCTGAATCTACTATTATATGTATAAATTGACCTTTGGTCATACAGTCAATTAACTTTTCGATAGCAATTGTCATATTTTTCAATAAAAAAGGACTTAGTACATCGGCATCAGAAATATCTAATATATCACTGATACTTTCTAAACCTCTGTTTTCTGCTATTGTCTGCCATATATCTACACTATAGTCATTGCTTCCGATTAGTTTATATTTCATTTATCTCCTTTAATTTCATACTTTGTCTTCATTAGTTTTTCAAGTATGAGTCTTCCATTGTCTGTTGGAGCTGATTTAAATTCTGTTAAGTTGTCTTTGTCATATATAAGATAAACAGTACAGTAATTTACAAATTTATACGCAATTTTTAACATCTTCTTAAAATATCTTTCAACAGATTCTTCATCATCATCACAATATTCTTTGTCGAATGCTATTATTATCTCTGATATACCACACTCTAATAATAAATCTCTCTGATGATTGCTGACAGAACTTCCGCTTACTGCGACTGTAAAATTACTTTCTCCATAGAAACTATGGCATTGCAATACAGATTTTGCCCCTTCTACTAACATGACCTTTTTTAGAGCCTTTATTGCCTTTTTATTTACATTTAATCCATAGAGGTTGTGCTTTGTTTGATGAGAGTACATTATATCACCTATAGTAATTGGCATATATTTCATACCAGAGTCAATTTCTTCTTGTACCATAGCCCTACCTCGTATTCCAACCAACTCACCGTCTACATTGTAGTGGGGAATTATTATTCTTTGATTCACGATTGAGTACTTTATATTATATTTCTGCATTGTTGCTATTGTTATACCTTCATTAATCCACCCATCATAATATATATCGTTGAAGATATTCAATATACTACTATCATAGGTTTCTAGTACTGGAACGGTTTTTTTATCCATAAAAGAGGTATACTTACGCATTATCTCCCAATCTTTTATTTTATTATCTCCCATAAATCCTATTTTAGAGCTAAGTGAGTGATATCCTAAAGTGTTTACAATATATATAAGAGACTCATAAAAAGTTACATCTAAACTTCTCATTACTAATCCGTATACATTAAATAGCTCCCCACAGTCAGTATAACATCTAAATACTTTATTATCAAGATAATAGTACAGTTTATCCGTATCTCCATGGTGGCATACAGTTGGAAATATCATAGCCGTTGTTTCAGAGCCATCTGTAATTAGTCTATGATGATTCCCGCCAAGTGATTCTATTAATTTTATAATGTCATCCTCAGTCAATTTTTCTAGTAATTCATCTTTGTCTACCATCTTCTACCAACCCCTTCGTCATCATCATCATCGTCCTCTTCTTGAACGTCTCTTTCCAGTGCTTCCATTTCTTCTTGGGTTAGTGAATTATCTTCTAGTATTTGTTCAACTGTAGTAGAGTCAATTGGCATTATCTCATAGTTATTATTAGTTAAGAATAAATCAGTTGTTCTACATATTCCTAAATCAACATAGCACCAAAGTTTAACTCTAACAAACTTACCTCTTCTGACTTTATATATGTGATATACTAAATTAGGTCTTATAGAGAATTTAGGGAGAACGGACTCTAGACTCTTTAAGTCTGCTTCTGTGACTTGCATAGCTATTAATCCTACGTCTAATTTATCTGCCATGGCTTTTGCACCTCTAAGAACCGCTTCATCTGCTGTTTTAACGTGTTTGTACTCGCCATTTAATTGAGATGAAGTACTAAAATGTATATCTAATGAATTACATAAATATTTCATTCTATCAACAAAAATAAATAAAACATTATCTTCTCTAAGTTTCATTCCTTTGGTTTTGGTTGATATTTCAATCAACATCTTAGTAGAGGTAAATATATAATCAAAAAATACATAGCCTATTTTATGGTTCAATTTATATTTTTTAATAGCTCTTTCTATATCTTCCATATTAAAACTTGGTATATGCTCTATCCATATTGGTGATTGATTTAGTATTTCTATAGCCTTATCGACTCGTTCTTCTTCATCTTTAGTGTATTTACCGTCTAAAATACGGTCTTCGTTTACTCCACTTACATGAGCTATAAATAGTGTTTGTATCTCGTCTATCTCTAGCTCTGTTGTTATAAACAAACATGGCTCTGAATATTGTCTGTCAATCCACTCTTTTAGTTCTAAGTCATACCAATATCTAACTGCTATTGTACATATATCCTCAGCGGCAAGTCTGGTTTTTCCACCACCTGTTCCAGAGGAGCGCATATATAACTTCTTCTTTCTAGCCCCTCTTGCTATAGTTGTTAGTATTTTACTACCCATAGGAGCACCCATCTCAGGTGTCTTTTTAAGTCTTTCTTTTAATTCCATCATTCCATGACCAGCTTGTTGTCCTTTTTGACCAACATTTCCAGAGTAGTCAATGCGCATTTCTAATAGGTTTTTATCATAGATGTCTAGTATATCATTTATTGACATTGCGTCAAATACATGTTGTTGCTCTTCTTGTTTTACTGGGTCTAATAATCTATCGTCATAAATAAGCGTTGCATCAAAACCTCTTTCTTTCAATTGTTTCAATAAGCTAAACTTTTTTAACCTTTTAAAATTATAGTCGAAGTTTTCGGTTTTAGTTAATTGTAAGCACGTGTCAAGATATTCCAATCCATCATTTTCAGTAAAAATAGTATAGCTTTTTGTATATGAGGATAGATAACCATCTACCTCTATTGGACTCAATTTCTCTACTCCACTTTTTATTAAGTTACTTATAGCTCCAAAAACCATTCTATGAAATCTTTCTGGAAAATCATCTACGGATAAGTTGTCATATCGCTCATCTAGTAGAAATTCTGGCTTCTTCATTAGTCCACCAAGTACCTGTATAACAGTAGTTTTATCAAACATTTCTTAATCCTTTCTTATAAGTCATCTATATTAATCAAGTCTACTTTAGGTCTATTCTTAGGAACTCTACATTTTACAGCTGTTATGGTTTCTTTTGTGTTTATTCCCGCATTTCTTTCATTTGCTATTCTAGATGTAATCCAAAAATCTCCAGCCTCTTTGTAGACGTAGGGTATTATTCCTATTCCAAATTCTTTCCTTACTTCACTTTCCCTTATCTCATAGTAATATATAAGTGTTAATAATATTCTCTCATATGATAAATCGTACTCTTTATTGTATTTATCCATCTGAGCTAATATCTTAGGGTCTACTTCGGCTGTTTCATATAATTTATTTATATAGTCATACAGTTGACTTTTATCATCTGTTGGTTTTATTTTTGATTCATATTGTTCAGCAACAAATTTTTTGTAACATTCGGCATGATATTGTTTTTGACCTATTTTCTTTACTTTGGATTTTGGTAATATCTCTTCTAAACAATATTTACACTTAGCATTTTTTGCCATTGTATTCTCTCCCTTTAAAAAAATAGGGAGAGAATACAATCTCTCCCTATGTCTTATTGTATTAAATATCTATTCCTAACCTCATTAGTCCATCAAGAATTAGGTCTACTTGTTGCTCTTGTTTAGAGTTGGCTTCCATAACACTGCCGTTAACACCTAAGTGCTCCTCGACTATTTCCTTGTATTTAGCAAACAAAGCTTCATCTTTTTGCATTACTTGTACATAACACCTAACTTGCTCCTTCATTTCATCAAAAGTAAGTCTGTCAACCTTCTTCTCTTCTACGTATTGATTGTAGTCTACAGTAGAATTATCTGATGCTGTTGCTTGTTTATCCACTGCGTCTGCAATAGCTTTTTCCAAGTTTTCTGCCGTAAATTCTTCAATCTTACCTTGCAAGAAATCAAATCTACTTCCAGCGTGATAGTGTATTGAATTGGCTAGATAGAGTGAAGATTTAATTTCTTCCCCAGAAGTACTATCGATTCCATTTGTTCTAGCATATCCAATAATATCAACAAGATTACATACTGGGTCGATAGAACGTTTGTCCCCAGTAGGATATATTTTTTTATATTCCTTACCATCATTTCCTACCGCTTTTCTATCTCCTTCGTGGGAAATGAAATACACAGTATATCCACAAGAAGCTAGTAGATTAATTTGTCTAAAATACTCTTGCTCATATTCTTTCCATAGACCAAATCCATCATTTCCAGCCGCAATACTAGATGCTCCAGCTTTTTGAGCGACAAAATCTTGACACATTAGTGATGAAGCTTCAACTGTATCAAACAAAATTGTTTGATACTTTGCTTTAGCCTTTTCTAATGTAACAGGGTCTGTTAATTGCTTGTTAACCTTAATAAAATCAGACCACTTTTGAATAGGTAAAAAATCTACTCCAGCGATTCCATTTATACCAGCCTCAAACCCTAAGTAAAAAGGTTTGGGAAGTCTTGTTCCTTGTTTAGTCTTACCTGTACGGTTGCCACCGTAGACAAGTATTGTTTTCCCCGCAAGCCCTCTTGGTACGTGGCTTACATTGGGATTAAAGATATCGTAAGTTTGAATTTCCATATTTTATATCCCCTTTCTTACCACTTAGGTGCTTGTACTGTGTTGGCAGTTCCAGATGTAGCTGTTGATGGAGAAGCAAATCCAGCTTTACTTGGTTTGTTTCCATTCTTCTTTAACTCGTCAAGTAGTATTTGTCTCTCAGCCATTGCTTTTTTGACTAATTCGATGTCATAGCCATCAACTACTTCTTTTTGAGTGGGAGTTCCATCGGTGATTAGCATTTCTCTTCTATAGTTCTCAAATGACTCTGTTTTATCCCCAAGAATACCCTCTGTTACTTTAGTGGTTAGGTATACTGTAGAAACTAATTTTCCCCATACTCTTGAAGTTCTATTTACTTCATAGTGAGTGGACATGTAAGCACCAACTTCTTTAGTACCAATAAATTCAATAGGTAATGCACACCCTTTATAATCAAATAAAATTAAATTGATTACGAATCTACCTGTCTCTTCATCTTTCTCAAATTCTGGTAAAATTGACCCAAGAACACCATCAACTTCAAAAGTAGCTCCAGCTTCTTCTTTTTCATCTGCATGTTTGATAAAGCTAACAAAAATCTCTGGGAATGCAACTACATTACCCTTTCCATTGACATAAGTATTGAGTCTTGTTTCTGCGCCTCTAATACTAACTCTTACTGCCTCTGATGTATCGAGACCTTGTTGTGTCAATTTAGCAATACATGGATAATCGACTGCCATTGCCAATGATTTATAAGAAGGATTTTCATTGCCTTTGGAGGTGGTTTTTTTTGCATAACATTTTACTTTATGCTCTTCAATTTCACCAGTTTGGATAACCATATCACCTTTGATAATGTCGTCCCCATTTTTATCAATACCGAGGGTTAGATTGTTTTCTTTCAATGTACCCACTAAATTTACTTTGTTGTAGCTTTGTGGTAAAGTTGTTTTGTCTTTTACATTCATTTTTTAAATCTCCTTTTTCTTTTTTAATATATTTGATGGTTTATAGTATCTTAATTGAACCTTCTTCGATATCTGAATACTCCCAAGTTTCAGAGTTCAGTAATCCTTCTCTGTGTATTGTCATTTTCTTAGTACTGATTACGATTATATCACCTTCTATTTGCTCATTAAGTACATTTGAAAAAGATACTTTATCTCCCTCTGATACTAGCAAATTTGCAATTGTGATAAAGCTTTTAAATGGTTTTTCTTTGAGAACCAATATATTCGACTCCTTTCCACTTCTTAAGTATAGCATAAGAGCCAACTTTTTGTCAACCCATAGATAATAGTTATTTTATGATTAATGAGCGTGAGTGTTTAAGTGAAGCCCCTTTTACCTTAGCACCGCTCTTCAATGCATCTAGGATAGCTTTTCTATCTATTTTACTCGGTTGAGCAATTAGATATTTTTTAGGTATTAAAGACTCATCTGGAATTAATGTTGAGCCACCATTTGTTCTTATGTTAAAGCTAAAAAGCTTTGTTTTAAATTTAGTCTTGCCTGTAAGCTCCATAGAATCAAAAAGACTCATTTTTAATCTATCAACATTATTTTTAATGACAGCCTCTTTAGCCTTAAGTCTTTTTGACTCTTTATCTAATGAGTTAGCTTCGTCTGATAGCTGTTGCATTACTATGGCATATCCTTCTGCTTTGTCTTCTATGCTCATTTCTATACTCTCTAAAGTATCCTTAAAAGTTTCTTCATCAATAACTTCGTCTTCCATCATAAATTGTAGTAACATAAAATCTTTATTCAGTTCATATAAACTACTCATTGTCTACCCCATCTTTCTGTGATTTTATTACGGCTTCGTGCATAGAAATTATACCTTCAACCATACTTAAGGACTCATTTTCTGTTAAGGTTATAAATTCAGCAGAATCCTCTTTTTTAATTGACATACCAGTTTCAGTTAATGTGAATAATAAATTTTCTATCATTAGTTTCATTTTTTACCCCTCTTAATCTTTGGTTTTGGTTTTGATTTTTGTGGTTTGGGTTCTTCTTTGGGTTTATATTTACCTATTAATTCATGCTCTAATTCCTTATCTTTTAAATATAAAACTATTCCGTCATATTCATCTTCTTGTATACCTAGTGCATTTTTAGAGTGTGGTGAAGTTCCATAGCCAGAAACTCCATAGTTCGTAAGATAGCATTCTTCTTTGTAGTTTTTGTCGTTTAGTATCTTTACATGCATATTCTATTATCCTTTCTTTGTTTTCTATTGACAGAGAGCAGAACAATCGAAGTCCACAGCTTTCACTGCACATTGTTTAGCAAACAAGTCTAGACACCTATCTAGTTTACTCTCTATTGAGTTGACCCAACTGGACTCGAACCAATACACCGAGCGTCAAAGGCTCGTGGACTACCATTACCCTATAGGTCATTATTAAGCACATGGTGAGATTCGAACTCACGACAATACTAGATTTGCAGTCTAGCCCCTTCGACCACTCAGGCACATGTGCATAATGGACTGAGATAGAATCGAACTACCTTCTTCTGCGCTTCAAGCAGACACTTTTCCCCTAAATTATCAGTCCATGGTGCTATTAGTTTTCTTGATAATTTACATCCCACTTCTTGACTCTACATTTGTCCTTATATGTCTTATGAATACCAGAACCACTTTTGACAATATCTAAATGACGACCTAGTTTATTTGAGGAGTGAATCATAACCTGCTACTTAAAATGTGGACGAATATACCCACATCAAGATAATTCCTTTTTCAACGTGTCTGTTTTCAAATACATTGTATTCTACTCACATTTGATATAACACTCCAAAGGCGTAAATTCCGAGCTAACCACCCGTACATACCTATAAAATCTTTTCAAATGATTGTTTATAGGTTCGTAGCATTTCTCCTTTCTTATTTATTTATCAAATTTATGCGACTTTGTATATTTTAGCATCTCTTAAGTTGATTTTATTTCTTTCTACTTTCCAGTCAGTTTTATTGTTCTTAGGAAAATATAATTTAACGTCTTGTTTATTCTTCTTCTTAAATTTGGGGAAT